CCATACCGATGCGGTTAACTTCTGTGCGTGGCGCAAGTTTCTTTACGTCACCAGAGCGGTTCATGTTCGCACGGTCATAGGTGTAGAACTTGTCAGACTGACGAGCAACGCCTACGGTTGGGAATACTTTATCAGCGACAAAGTTAGTTTGTTCTTGTACATAGGCCAGTGTCAGATTAGACAACGGCTGGTCAATATGTACCTGAGATGGGGTCAAAAGTGGCATTAGATTATTCCTTTAAATGCTAGATTAGGCAGCTACGTTGCCACCTTGGATCATTTCGATTTCGATGATCTGACCATCTACACCGTCTTCACGGGCATAACCAAGTACAACATCACCTGTGGCTGCGAGAAGGGCTGTGCCATCTGCGCCAGTTTGGATTTGATCGCCAGCAGTAATAGCACCACCAGCTTCTACCATGACGGAACCTGAGACACATACGGTCACGGCAGCGCCAGCAGCAGCACCAGCAAGACATACGCCCATAGCGTTCTCACCAGCAGCGTCAGCTAGGTCAACTTGACCGTCAGCTTCCAGAGTTACGAATTTGAATTGTGCTGCGGAAAGGTCTTCCCCAGCGATAAAAGTGCGGTTATCACGAGACTGCATAACGGCCATTGTTATTCCCCTTTGTAGGATTTAGTGATGAGTGCTTTGCCTTCGTCGGTCTTAGCTACAGCAGCATAAGCCTTGGCGAACTCACTCTTTTTCAGTTGGTTTTCGTCCATGTAGGACTTTACGAGAGCATCCAGTTTGTCAGCAGAGGTAGCGAACTCACCGTCTACATCGGACTTACCAAATTCTTGCATGGAGGCTTCAAAAGCTGCATCAGCGGCCTTGAGCATTACCATAATTGCTTCATCTTCTGAGAATGATTTCAGAAGTGACTTAGCTGCACCAGCTTCAAAGTGTGGCAGAACTTCTTCTGCTTTCTTTGTCAACTCAATGTCAGCCTTTTCGATTTCACTTTCACGCTTGGCTACAGCAGCAGCTTCAAGTGCTTTCAGGACTGGGGCTGGGATGTCGCTCTTAGCTACCATCTCACCGTCGATGTCCATCATTTCCTCTTCCGCTTTCTTCTCAATTGAGTCGGCACGAATAACGTAACCGTTGTCAATCAGACCCTTGCGGAGATGTTCGTTCTCAGCAGTAAGACGATCAAAGTCAGCCTTAAGTGCCTCAACGTCAATTTCAGGAGACTCAGTAGCTTCAACTTCGGGGGCAGCTTTCTCAGCAACCTCTTCTGTTACAACTTCGTCAGCTTTTTCCATGTCGTAACCGAGAGCCTTCATAGCTTCGCCACGTCCACAACCTTTGTCGTCCATGTACGCCTTTACTTTGGCTTCCATTTCTTCGCTCATTTTTGTAAGTTCCTCTTCGGAATTGTCACGCTTGAAGAGTGAGACCATTGCTTGTGCATTGGCTGGACGATCCACTAGGGAAAGTTCTTCAAGGTGCAAGTTTTTCAGGAGATTAGGCAAGTTAGATTTCCTCCTTTATAGCACGTCCACCTATAGAGAACGCAGCGAGTTCACCAGATTTGACCATATCCCAAACGGTATCATCGAATACTTTGTAAGCGACGACCCATCCTTCACGGTCAGACTGGATACCAAGAGCATCACCAATTTCTTTAGTGATAGGAAGAGAGTGGACAACTACGCCAACCTGATCTCCAACGTGCATGGCCTTGCCGACCCGCACATGCTCCATAAATTCATTAACGGCTTTTACCAGTGTACCAGCTTCGATAACGTCACCCTGACGATCAATAACTGCCTCACCTTTTTCTGTAACTACAGAAGCCCACCCGTAGACCATACGCTGTTCGTCGTCAGTCTTGAGGATTTTACCTTCAATGTTCTTTGTCATTTCACCCACCGATGTGTTAGCTTCCCACATACGACATGACCAATAGCCAGCCGTTGTCTTATCTTTCTTGGTGTCGCAAGAATGGCGGGAGCGGAAATTGGCACGAGCTTTAGGATCGTCCCGACGGATTTCCATGTTCGGGTCCCCGAAAGCTACCCGTTTAACCTTGCCACCGTCTTGTACGAACACCTCAAACTTCTTGTTGCCACCCTTGATACGCCGAGGTTTGTTCAGGGTAACAGTTTCGCCCTGATACTCAGCTTTAGCAAAGTCTACCTTTAGTATCTCAGCCACAACTGCCCTGAGAGCCTCTATACGGCTCACTGATGGCTCTTGTGCCTCTTCGGTAGCCTTACCCCCTTCGTAGAACGAAAGGTACGCCTCGTGGCTCTCACCGGGCATATAAACAGCCTGTCCATCGTAGTCAGAAACGTGAGTGGCTCCGCCCATGCCCAAGTCCATAGAACGAGAGATAGCTTCTGGCTCAGTAGTGAAGATGTCGTTGGCGTATTGTGCCTTGCGAAGGGTTGATAGCTTGTGTCCTACCATAGTGCCTGTGGGCTTACCTTCGTCATCAATAATCTCAATACGAGCAGCAGGTTCATCTTTAGTCCCTGTGATCTTAACTGGGATACCCGAAACCTTACCGTCACGAACAATCTCACGGATAATACCACGAGCAGTTCCACCAGAGCTATTCCAAGATACTTTTTGACCTGTCTTCATTATGGTTCACCTGTTACTGTGTTTTTGACTAGGGCACCTTCACCGAATACGCTGATGTACTGTTCACCTGCACTACCCCGTAGCTGAAACTCAATGTCTGTCTTCTCATTATATCGGAAGGGTATCTGTCGATTAATGTGCATGGTTTCTAGGAAGGAGGTTTCAGCAACCCTTAGTTTAACTCCGTTCTCTAAACGCACGAAGTTCCTAAAGTAGATTTGCCTGTTGTTCTGAGCGGCAGTAGCACAGAAGGTATCAATACGCATAAGGTAGAAGCTATAACCAGCGGGTACTGTGTAGATAGACGCTTGGTTCCTACCTTCGCCTCCACGCACCTTAGCGTAAGTTACACCACCGTTAGCCACTGTAATATCGTTAAGGGCATTGCCACTCACGGTAACGACATCATTGATGCGGAAGAACTGGTTGATTGTCGTAGGGGGTACAGCGGAGTTTAACGTCACATTCTCAGCGATAACTTCGTAGTTCACGTCAAGGCCAATGATACGAACAACCACACCATCGTCAGCTACGTTAGATGTCACAGTCATAGTCAAGCCTGTAGTTGGCTGTGTGTATGCTGTGTTGTTCTCCCAGCAAGGCATGAAGCTAGTACCCACGAGAGAATTATAGCCAAAGATATTACGGGGTTCGTAGTCATTGGACTCACCCTTGGCTATAGCAAGAGGATCATGCTCATATAAGTGCCTAGCCCAAGTTGTCATTAGTTCAACTCACCTACGACAACCATAACTAGGTTACCATTGTTAGGGAATGTCTCTATTGCACCATCGTTGTAGGTAGCTTGAAACTCCACATAGTACGTACCTACAGTATCTGTATCCCCTGCTTGCCAGTTTAATCTTACACGACCGATGAGTGGATCAGGGATAAGTATTTCACGATCAAATTTAAGTGTACCCTCTATATCCTTGATGTGTACCCGTACAGTTGCACCAGTAAGGTTAATGGCACTACCGTCAGCATCTTGTAAGTTAGCCAACATAGATGGACTTGTGTCATTCTGCTTAATGTAGAAAGCCATTGTTATGCAACCTTATTGTATTGTTGAATTAGTGTTACCTTGTTGAAGGACTTACCTGTGACTAGAACACCACGCTTAGATGACGGATTATTGATAGTTACATCTTCACCTGTTACAGTAAACGTACCTTCGTCTACCCCGAATGGGAATATGAAGCCCACATTATTACCTGAGAACGTAAATGTACCTGTTGTAGCAGGTAGTGTAATTTCAGGTGCTAGGGTTACAGGTTCAGCAGATAGAACAAATGTTGCACCTTCTGCTGTCAGCGACTTACCTTCGATAAGTTCTATGTCTTGTTCTGTAACAGTAAATGATGCAGCGTCTACACTGAATGGGAAGTTAGCAGTAAGTCCTACATCTTCACCACCAAGAGTAAATACCCCAGTGTTAGCGACGAACAGATCACTTACATCGAAGTTTACCTGTTGTCCATTAAAGGTAAATGTAGCTGCCTCTACTGGTAACTGTTCAGCAACAATAAGACCTGAGTCTTGACCCGTTAGAGTAAATGTAGCTTCACCACCGACTTTACTTAGTGACGTGTTTACATCTTGTATTGTCGCAGTAAATGTACCTGTGCCCCCAACAAAGACATCAATAATATCAAAGTTGACATCTTGTCCCGTCAGAGTAAATGAGGCAGTATCAGTCTCAATGAATGTAGTTGGACTAATCTTAACTGCATCTTGCAGACTTAGTGTAAACGATCCAGCACCATGTGAAATACTTGTGTTTACATTAGCTGCCTGTTTAGTTAGAGCATAAGTCGCACTACCAGCAAACAGGGTAACACCGAAGGTTGATGTTTGACCTGATGTTGAGAATGCACCTTGACCAGCCTCTAGTGGGTAGTTAATACCACTGTCTTGACCAGTTAATGAGAAAGTACCCTGACCTGCAACCCTACTCCAAGCAGAGTCAACATCCTGAGTAGTTATGATGTAACTTGTGTGCGCTGCAATGAGGTTGTCATTAACATTAAAGTTTACGTCTATACCAAGTATACCAAAAGTATCTATCGTTGCAGGTTTAGTAATAATAAACGGAGAGGTTTCCTCAGTAAGAGTGAATAGCCCTTCATTTACTTTTCTAGATGTATTAGTACTAACATCAGGTATAGTTGCCGTAAAGGAGCCACTATCAGCTACAAAATCATAGTCTATAGTCGTAGTGTGTGACGCTAAAGGCGTTGCTGCAATGGGGCTAAAGCCTAACATGATTTACCCCTTATGGTTTAGTGGGCCAGTCTTCATCCTGTAAAAATGGAAAATTGAAGTTTTGTACAATATCCCGCAAAGCCTGTCTATAAGACTTCCAGTTTTCAGGCACATTTTCACCCCTTTCTGTATAGAAAGTAACCACCCAATCTGTCTCTGCCAGAAGATTGTTTCTTTTATGGCGTACATTTTGGGATGCCGTTTCTTCGTGCATATTTTCTGCGACAAGAGGCAATACCCAATTATTCTCTGAATCTTGATAGAAGTCACCTTCTACTAAATTTTGGGTCAGCGGAAGGTAAGTTTCTTCTTCTACAGTGTAAGGGTATATTGAGTGTTCCCCTAAAGTTTCCTCAGATATAACCTTCGGAAATGAAGTTTTTGGGTTGTCACGGCGAAGTTTTCCTAGATTGTATTTCTCTAGAACGCCGTTTGTAATTTTAACATACATTTTTATTTATCCTATGGAGTTGCTGGATAGTTTGCAGATATAAAGTACCCATTTGGATACATGAAAGATACAGTTTCACCGTCACCTGAAATATCAAAGGCATAAAGAGCTGAGTTTGTATTTGCCCAAGACGCATTGTAGAAACCATCAAGAGTTGCAGTACTCAAGTCATAAGCTGTACTCATAGCCCATTGGTAAATTCTACCACCGTAACCATTAGTAAGAGCATATATCTTAGTGCCGTCATCCTTCAGTTTTATACTGTAAAACTCAGAGTTAGGTAAAGTTATTGCATGATCTGGACTTGGTGTACCAGTTGGGTTAAAAGAAGTATTAGGTGTGTATTGTACTAGATATGTATCGTTGCACAAATACATCTTACTCCCGTCAGGCTTAAAGTCTATACCTCTAGAGTTATTCGAGTATGTACTATTCAGATTGAAAGTTGTAGGACTTTGCATGGTATTAACTTGCCATTGCGAACTTAGGTAATGTCTTGTTACAGCCGCGCCATTTTCTTCAGTCCCAAATACCCAGCTACCAGTACTTGATAAAAAGATACCTATAGGTCTTTGAAGAAACTGATTAGTGTAAGTAATAGACCCGTTTTGCCTACTACTTAAATCATAAGCTGTAGAAAGTGTTTCCCTAAAGATATACCCGTAAGAATATCTGGGAGCGTAGTAAATGTAATACCCGTTATTACCAAATTCCATGTTAAAAGCGTAGTTGCTACTAGGGTTAGAGACAGCATCTACCGTAGCGAGGTCCCAAGTGGACTGTTCTTGATACTGTTGCGTGCCTAAATTTGAATTTCCGCTGTTGTAATTAGTTGATGGATTATATGAGAATACACCCTCATTTAAAGTTCCACGCCATAACTTAGTTGGATTTTCGTACCACGCCAAAGTTTCAGGACGAATAGAGCTTGAGGATGGTACA